CAACCAGCTGAGCGGATTCGCGTTTGAATTCAGGACTAAAATTTCTTCGTTTCATTGGTGCACCTGTGTTGTTCTGAGGTGAGCATATCACCTCTATTCAGGTGGCCAAATTCAGTGTGCCACTACAAACTCTCTCTCTACGCAAGGCGGTTTTGTGAGCGATGCAGCGAAGCGAAGAGTTGGGATATCTCCTACAGGTGAAATTCCTTTTCCACCGAAATTCAAACCTTCTGATGAGCACGCTCGGATGGCAGCTGAGAAGGGTGTGAACATCGAGACGGAACTACTAAATTTCCGTGATTACCACATGGCGAGAGGGACAACCCTGATTGACTGGGGTTCAGCATTCAGAGTCTGGATCCGTAATGCCAGAACAAACCCGATATCCAAAGGCTCTCGTACTGAGCCGCAAACGCCTCACTGGAATAGCCGTGAAGGCTGGGAGGATTTCATATGACGATGCAACTCATGGCGGCGATAAGCGACAGAGACGGCGCTGCGCTGGCAAGAATGGCTGGAGGTGGAGACCCTCAGAAGGTGATAAACACCGAAGCCGAAAACTTAGTTGATTCCCTGTTCCGCCAGTTAAAACAAATATTCCCCGCATCAACCCAGACAAACCTCCGAACTGACTCCGACGAGAAAACCGCTAAGCGACAGTGGATCGCCGCGTTTTCAGAAAATGGGATTCGTACACGTGAGCAGTTATCGGCAGGGGTTCGCCACGCAAGAGCAAGCGCCTCGCCATACTGGCCTTCGCCTGGGCAATTCATCAAGTGGTGCAAAGACAGCAAAACGGTATTGGGTATCGATGCCACAGACGTGATGAATGAGTTTCACAGGTACAACCGTGAGAAGGGCGTTCACGTAGGCGGTGCAGAGCAGTTCCCGTGGTCTCATCCGGTGATGTACTGGATTGTCACAGATACCAGGCGTGTCATGTACCAGCGCCAGCTTAGCGAGGTCGAGACTGAAAAGTTTGCAGCGAAGAAGTTGGAAGAGTGGGCGCTGAAAGTTTCCTCTGGCGAGCAAATTCCTTCGCCGGTAGTGGCTCTGGAGTGTCGTGATGAACCCATACCAGTCAACCATGTGAGCCGTAGTGTCGGTTATCACCCTGAAGGGAAAAGCTTTGGCTGCATGCCGAGCGCTGCATCGCTTGGTGCGTTAACTCCCGCTCAATGGCTGCGTGAGGAATATCTCAGGGGGAAAGAAAGAGGGCTAATCAGATGAGGTCTAACGGCCAGATACCAGCAATCATCCAGTACGTCACCAAACACCCAGGCTGTTACCTCTCTGACATAATCCGGGACACTAAAATCCCAAAGCGCTCAGCCTCAGCAGCACTATCAAACCTCACTAAAGCACAAACACTTCGCCGAGAAGGGATGGAACGCCGGTTCCGGTATTACGCCATTCCACCCGAAGACAGGCCGGTAAACGAGCCAAAGAAACGGCACGCCTGTTATTGCCGAGACGAAGTAAACCCCCTCACCAACCTATTTAATCAGCGCCTGAAAGAAATCAGGAGCGGGAGATAAGCATGAGCAACGAAAACAACGTAGTGAATTTAAACCGCATCAAAAACCTGACGCGTGATGATGTAATCGACCAGCTTGAACGATGCCAGATGGCGGCAGAGGTAACGCTTCCTGTTGCGAACATGGAAGCACTGCTCACTCAGTTGCTGGGCTACATGGACAACTCCAAACCTGAACTCCATCAGAAGCTCACCGAATCCGAGCGCTACGGTCGCCAGGCAGATATCACAATCGAGAATCTGGAGCGCAAGGTGGAGCAGCTGGCTGCGGAGAATGCGGCGCTGAAGGGGGCACTGCACCCATCAGACATCCCGAGTGAATGGAATGATGTATTTGGCGATACTGCGGTAATACAGCATGACTCGGCGGGAGATAATCAGGGGCATTCAGTCTCATGGTCCTGGGTTGGCAATCAGGAAGAGGTTATAAAATACGTCCCGCTTGCTGTTTATAACGACATCAAAACCCCAGCCACCGACGCAATCCTGTCTGAAGTGCGGGCCAGCGGTGTGGATTCAGCTATCGCAGAGTTAAACCAGCTTGCGGAACGCAGCGAGAAAGAAGCGCCAGTCGCAGCAGAGCATCATCGCTCAGCATCGCTGTATCTCCAGTTATTCGCCGCCCAGCTTCGCAAAGGAGTGCAGTCATGAGCGACAGATTTTACATGCTTTGCACTCGCGAAACGGTTGGCAGTAACGCGTCATTCCACTGCCACAACGGCAACGGATACAGCTCAAACATAGACCACGCTCACGTGTATACCCGTGAAGAAGCGCAAAGAAGTTGGGACCTTGGTAGAGAGATTGATCAGCCTGTTTGTGCTGACAGTGTTGATTCCATGGCTGTTTGGCATGTCGATTGTCAGTACATCCCTACCGAAAGCGTTATTGAATCTGGCTGCGAGGCCTACGTAGCTTACAAAAAAGGAAGCTGGAACGGTAATGATGTGTACTGGCTGCAGCACGGCGGCCTTCCAACTGACGACTTCAGTAAGGCGTTCGTTTTTGTTTCTGCCAACGCGGCAGAGCCTGGCATTGTCTGGATTCCTTTCGCTTTGGCCGACAAGGCTAAGCGCCGCACGTTCAGTATCAATGAGTTTAACCGGCGAACCATGGTGCAGGCTGCTGGGCTGGTCATGCCCGATTGGCTGAAGAAGCACAACCGGAAGAAAAAATCTCGTAGCGGAAAAGTCCGCTGGAATTGCCCTTGCTGCGGGAAAATTAGCTGGCAGTTCAACCCGTACGATTTTGATGGCTGTCGTGACTACAGCTGTGATGGATGGAGGCCACAATGATCACAAACAAGCAGGCGCTGCGTGAAGAGCTATCGAACCCGGCAATCGGCACCAATGCCCACCTTCGGAAGTTAGCGCTGGCGCTGCTGGATGAAATGGAAGCCAAAGACAAGCGGATTGCTGAGCTGGAGGTGCGGGAAGTGAGCGTTACACTGCCGAAGCTACACGTGGGGGTTGTTCAAGATGGACATGCGGTGATGGTGCCATATGCCGCAGGACACTGGTTTAACAAGACGGCGATTTTGGAGATGCTCGCCGCAACTGGCATCACAGTGAAAGAAGGTGGCAAGTGACCACATTATTTCGCAAAAATTACCCGCGCAGCAGCCGGGCGACGGAAGCGGTATTTTTTGTTCTGTTCGTGATTCTGATGCTGCCAGTATCGCCACTGATTCTGATCTGCCTGGTAGCCGAGTTATCCGACAAAATAATCGGATTGTATTCAGTCATCTGGGAGCCATTTAACCGGATGCATAACAAACTAAACCCTTACAAAGACTGACACGGAGAGGCCCCGCAAGGGGCTTAAACAGAATGGATAAGATACATTTTTTCATATGGGGAATGACTGTGGGCGCATTAGTGATGAAGTTTGAAATCGCACACGGCTGGATTCACCTGTAAGGGGCTTAAACAGAATGGCTAAATTTACAGACGTACACGACCTGTTAACCGCGTACCAGAAACAGGCGAGAAAAGTACCCGCAAGGGGCGTTTACGCCTCAAAGCAGCGGCGTAATGAAGTGAATGCAGCGCACGTACGCAAGGTGATTCGCAAGCGTAGGCGGTCAGTCGGCAAGTCAAATAAGAATGGCTGTCGCTTTACGGCGGAAATGCGCGTAGCGCTGATTTGCGATATGAATTTTTGGGCGCGGGTGTGTCGTTCTAATCGCCGCTATGTGATGGGTAATGCTGGAATTCCCGCTGTTTATCATGAACGGCCTGCTGAACAGGAGAGGGCTTAAATGACCAATAACAAACTAACAGACGAGCAGATTGCAGGGCTAATTGAGGTCCTATCCGGTGTGGGTAGACCGGATAACCTAACCGTTCGCGCCCTGAGAGAGCTTCAGGAATACCGGAAAGCTGCGCCGGTAGTTCCGGATGAAATCGCTATATCAGGCTCTATGGATTTTGGAGAGCAGTGTTATGCTGACGGGTGGAACAAATGTCGGTTTGAAATTCTAAATAAAAAAGTTATCAAACAACAATCAAGCAAATAAATGATTGGAGTCAATGACTTAATTTATGAAATAGATCAACAGGCAAGCAATTATTCAGAGTAAAGGAGTATGGAATGGACAATCACGAAATCGAGCACCTGATTGACGCAGTAGGCCACTGGCGGCAGGATTACCATCCCATAGAGGACAAAGAGCAACATGATTTTTTCTATAATTTGGCAAAGGCGCTTCGCGAATTTCAGGAATTCAAGAAATCGTGTTGCTGGATTCCGGTAGAGGATCGCCTTCCAGTTGATAGTTATCACTATTTCCCTCTAAATTTATTGCTGAATGGAAGAACGCCAGTGCAAGGCGGCTGGCAGGATGGTGTGTTTTGGTTAGATGGGGTTGAGATTAATAACGTCACCCACTGGATGTCACTTCCAGCAGCGCCGCAGCAGTAGGTGAAGTGATGCCTAACCCATTCGACGTTTAACTAAACGTCAAGCAACGATTGATTAATTTATACATCCTGGCAAACTAGTCTTGCCGTCGGAGTTGAACGCCCGGCGGTAAGACCTCTGCATGTGATTGGGAAATCGCATGCTACACACAAAGAACACATCAAATCACCCGTCACAGATGCAGCAATGCACCTGCGACTTTCTGCATTTGTCGCTCTCCGTTCTGGAGGTCTTATGATTATCCCTCAGTGCGGCATCAAGCTGCACGCTGGCAACTTTGCGGCTGTCGGCAAGCTTCTGCAAGAGCAACTCGCTACCGGTATTCCACTGCGTTTGCAGGTGAAGGAATGGCGCGAGAAACGCAGCCTGTCTCAGAATTCACTTCTTCATTTGTGGCTCGGTGAAATCAGCGAATACCTGATTAGCTCCGGTCGCACTGACGCCACTCCCGAGTGGGTTAAACGCAACCTCAAAAAGACTTATCTCGGTTGCGAGGAGGTCACCTATACCGACTTCGTAACCGGCGCAAAAGAATCCACCTGGGAGCCGCGCCGCACGTCGCAACTCGACACCGGTGAAATGCATATCTTCCTGTGCAAGGTAGAAGCGTGGTGTGCTCAGTTCGGTCTGGCGCTGACTATTCCAAGAAACTGTGAGTTCCAGCTGCTTCGCGATAAGCAGGAGGCGTGATGTCTACTCCACTTTCACGCGTCATCACCAATGAAATCTTCCGCGTTCCGGCGCGCCGCCAGCGTAAGCCCGCGGTTAAGTCGTCCGACATCCCGACCCTGAAAGACTACACCGCCCGCCTAGTGGATCAGAAATGGCTGCGTCTCGCGGCAAGGAGGAAGTCATCGTGAGCAATATCATTCAGCAACTTCAAGATTATGACCTCTACCAGCTTCAGTCGCTGAGAAATCACATCAACGAACTTATCGCCCAGAAAAAGCAGGAAGAGAAGCGAGTTGTTTGGCGGGTGATGGATGCATTTATGGCCGTAGATAACTTCAGAGAAGAAGATTATTTGAAGGCTGTAGAGTGCCTGGCTGCAGCGGCGGAAAAAATACATGCCGATGAGCACTCAACCAATAAGGAGCGCGAGTTGCGGATCGTTGCTGAGCGTGTGCCCGCATCTGAATATGAGGGCTGGTTCAATGGCTAAGTTACCGCGCCGCAAGTGCGCCCATAAAGCTTGTCGCCAGTGGTTCCACCCGGTACGCGACGGGCAGGTAGTTTGCTCATTCGAGTGCGCCAGCGCGATCAGCAAAGAACAGACCGCAAAAGCCCGTGAAGCCGCTAAGCAGAAGGAAGCTCAGCGCCAGCGCACCGAAGAGAAGGCAGGGCGCCAGCGCCGTAAAGCGCGATTGGCAGAGCTCAGGCCTAACGGTTACTACAAAGCGCAGGCTCAGCAGGCATTCAACGCCTACATCCGGGCGCGTGATGCTGGTTTGCCATGCATCAGTTGCGGCGAGACCAACCCACCTGATCTGCATGGCGGCCAGTGGGACTGCGGCCACTTCAAAACGGTGGGCGCCAACCCTGAGCTGCGCTTTGAAGAACGCAACGCCCATAAGCAGTGCAAATCCTGTAATGCCGGAGCGGGCAAGTACACCGCCAAAGAGGCGACCGTCGCGCAGCAATACGAAGCGGGCCTGGTCGCTCGTTACGGCCAGGAATACGTCGACTGGCTCAACGGCCCCCACGAAATGACCAACTACCGCCGTGAAGACTTCATCCGGATCCGCGATGAGTACCGCGCCAAGCTAAAAGCACTGAAACAGCGGGAGGCCGCATGAGCACAGAAACCGAAATTGAACTGGGTAAGGTTGTCGCTTTCCCGTCAAGGAATAACGACTTGCAGGATGGGCTGGTCATTCAGCGCGAAGGGCAGAAGGTTATGTGCCTGCACTCTACTGTTTGGGTGAACGAAAAAGAACGGACCTTACGCTGCCGGAAGTGCGAAACGTTGATCGAGCCTTTTGACTTCCTTATGACGCTCTGCGACCAGGAGTCTCGCTACATGGAGAACGTGAAATATCTCCGCCGGGAAGAAAAGCAGCGCCGTCAGAATATCGAGAAGCTCATTCAGATTGAGAAGAACGCCAAGTCACGCATTCGCCGCGCCGGGGATAAATCTCCACTCCCTCTTTGGCAGAACGAGAGGGTAGATGAATGACCCGCGACCAGATTGTCAGATACCAGGAAGAAAGCGTTAAGCGCGCCAACCTGCCGCCAATAGCAAAGCACAGCCAGACCAAAACCAATCAGCCACAGAAGGAAGCCGCATGAACAGTCAGCAACTGGAATACGTACGTCAGCAGCTCATTGTGGCGACCGCAGATCTGAGCGGGGCGACGAAAGGGCAACTGGTAGCTTTCGCCGAGAACGCGCAATTCACAGCGACGGCGCGCAGCCGGGGCCGGAAAAAGGTATTCGACAAGGATAAGCAGCGCATGGTCAACCCAGACGGCCCGCCGATGAGCGGCAGTCAATCTCGCGCCAAGGGCTCATCTATTGCGCTTGTCAGCCCGGTAGAGTTTGGCACTGCGTCATGGCGCCGCGCAGTCCTGTCGCTGGAAGACCATCAGAAAGCGTGGCTGCTGTGGAACTACAGCGAGAATATCCGCTTCGAATACCAGGTGGCGATCACCCAGTGGGCGTGGGCAGAGTTCCGGGAACAGCTCGGCGATAAGAAAGTAGCCGGCAAGACGATGGAGCGCCTGAAGAAGCTTATCTGGCTGGCGGCGCAGGACGTGAAAGCGGGGCTGACAGGGCGTGAGACGTACGAATATAAGGCGCTGGCGTCGCTGGTTGGCGTAACACCAAAAAACTGGTCAGAGACCTTTACGGACCGCTGGGTTGAGATGCGTCGCATCTTCCTGCGCCTAGACAGCGGAGCTTTATTGCAGGTAACGCGATCACGTTCACAACAAAAGGCGACAAATTTCGATAGAAGTCTTGCAAAACTGGATTGAAACGCATATATTTCATGTAAATCTGCTATCGTCGCCATAGCTTCGGTTGACGACAGAATCAAGAGCCCGAGGTTTAAAGCCTTGGGCTTTTTTATTTGCGGTAGGCCGCACACAGAACCCGCTGCCTGGGACCCTTCGGCCATAGAGCCGACTTTGCCTTACCCTCATATTGCCAGCCTGTCGCTGGCTTTTTTATTCGCGCCCATCCATACAGCTAACCACTTACCTTTGTCGCATTGGGTGAGGCGCTTTCCCTATGACACACAGCACCCGCTAACGACGCGAGGTGAGAGTATGTATCGAATGGAAAAACTAACCACTGGTGCGGCCTATGGCGCTTCCGCCGGGAGCATCCTTAACGGCATGCTTAACGCCTACAGCCCGGAGCAGTGGAACGCTATCGGCGTCCTTGTGGGTATAGTCATTGCCGTACTCACATACCTGACCAATCTCTATTTCAAGATCCGCGAAGATAATCGACGCAGCAGGAGCAACGATGAACCCGACACTCAGGAATAAACTGGTGGGCGCGATTGCTGGTGGCTCAGGCGCGATTACGATTGCCGCTGTCATGTTGGGAAACGCAGATGGGCTGGAAGGCCGCCGTTATTATCCATATCAGGACGTGGTCGGCGTATGGACGGTTTGCGATGGTCACACCGGAAGCGATATCCGTCGGGGTCATCGCTATACGGATAAAGAGTGCGACAACCTACTGAAGGCAGATCTGCGAAAGGTGGCAAACGCCATCGACCCGCTGATCAAGGTTCGCATCCCGGAGCCTACCCGCGCCGCGCTTTACTCCTTCACCTATAACGTTGGCTCTGGCGCTTTCGCCAGCTCCACGCTGCTGAAGAAGCTTAACTCCGGTGACGTGCCAGGAGCATGCAAAGAACTGCAGCGCTGGACGTATGCTGGCGGGAAGCAATGGAAGGGGCTGATCACCCGACGCGATATCGAGCGTGAAGTCTGCGAGTGGGGCCAGAAATGAGTCGCCTGACAGCAATTATCTGCGCAGTAATCATCTGCCTGCTGGTCGCGATGGCCTGGGCGATTAACCACTACCGCGACAACGCCACCGAATACAAGAAACAGCGCGATGTGAAAACTCAGGCGCTGAATCTGGCTAACGCCACCATCACCGACATGACA